TGCTTGAAGACGCACAAAGGCGGTTCATCGATAGAGATGAGCTTTTGGAAGCATGTCTTGAAGTTATGACTGAAGACCAGTTATACGAAATGGCAATTAAGAACGATTTCATTAAAACTAAGATTGATGACGATGATTATATTGTTGTAGAACGTGATGAAATGACTACACCAGAAAAAATTATCGACGCAGTCCTAGCAAGATACGGAGAATAATTTTATGGAACAATGGATGTTCTGGACCACTGCAGTAATTTTTACTGTCATTGGTTATTTTATGGGAATGAGAGAACCACCTTCATTCAACCAATCTAAAAGAATTACTCAAGAGACCATTGATACATTAATTGAAATGGGTTATCTTAAAACTAAAGGTCTTGGAGAAGATACCGAACTTGTAAAATGGAATGAGGAAATTTAATGGAAATCTCAGCATCATATCCAGTCACTTACCCAAACTATTTTCCAAAAGTTGAATACGATACTCGTGTAGTTAAATCAACTGTTCGCATAAATGGAAACGAACAAGCAGAAACCATTTATACATATGATAAACACGGAATGTTAATTTCGTCAGTAATCAACGCAAAAACTATTGCCGAAGTATGATAACAGATTTCACATTATTTAACGTTCACATTGTTAATACACAAACGATGGAATATATCGACCAAGGTATAATGAGAGCAAGAACCGCAATGGATCTTGTAAAAAAGATGGATGCGCAAGGCGTCCCAACCGTAGTTGAAGCAGTTGATTCTAAATTAGATCACGATGCTGCTTCTTTTATGGAATATATGTACTCTAAAAATAATTAAACTTTTTTCATAAAAACTATTGACATTCATAAAGAACTATAGTATAATAGTTGTATATTGAGGGAAAGGCCCCACCGCGAAAGAGAAAATAGAATTCGCGATTCTATGATCCGGTGAGTAGATACCTTGAGTCGAGAAGAGGACTTTATCAATCCAAAGGCTCATAATAATAGGTCAAATAACCAGCCTCAGGTTCGCCTGAGACCGAGGAATCGGTTAAACACATGGTTAAATTGCGAATCAATAGAGCGGGTGGGAAACCCTGTCCGAGCATGAAGAAACGCTCGATGCTATAGTCGGCTAGGAGCCGCGTACTGAGAACGAGATAGGTTTAGGTCGCAACCTAAACAACACAAGACGGCAGTCTAGGATCTTTCTTCTTTAGGTATAGGAGTAGTTCGCTACTCTCGAGACTGAAGTTAACAAGTATCAGGTAAATCCGAGACAGGTACCCGCGAATTTCTAAGTTTTTTAGATTGGAATATTACGATTAACAATTCCACATTATTTAACGAATTGCGTTAACACAATATTTCCAATCACTAAGGTAGTTTGAAACCCCTGAGTAGTCATCAGGTCCTTTAGAAAGGCAGTAAGACCAAATGACGATTGTGACACTGAAGTTCAATACCTAGGCGGATCTTGACATACCTTTGATAGGTGTATATGGAAGGTCCGCCGTTTTTTTATTCGGCCCGTTCGTCTAGTGGTTAGGACACATGGTTTTCATCCATGCAACAGGAGTTCGATTCTCCTACGGGCTACCAGATTATGAAAGAGATGATACAATTAATAAGAGAAATCGTTTGGTGCTTTACGGCAATTACAATATTAGCAATGTTAATACTTTGGTGGGAAGGAGCTTTCACTAAAGGTTGCTTGAATTTATTATGGACAGCAATGGTATGAAAAAGATAACAGAATGGTTAGATATTTGTAAAATACATTGGAAGGAAATATTTGCCTTATCTTTTATACTTCATTTCTTTATTGATATCTTTGTATTCTGGCTTGGATTTCTTGTAGGAAGGTATTTGTGAAAAAAGAAACTAAACGTATTCATAAAGAAACAGCAACTCAAATCGCAACTGGGTTAGCAATCAATTACCCTCTAAACCTTTTTCTGTTATACATTTATATAGAACGGTTTGGTATAACTGACCCTGTCATACTGGGCACTATGGTGACTCTAGTAATGACGATCGTAGCATACACTCGTATATTTCTATTACGATCTTATTTCTCTAAAAAATATAAGTAAAAAAAGAAGGACCCATTTCTGAGTCCTTCTCAAATGATTCCGAAGAATCGTTTTTGGTTAAGTTGACCTTAACTCTTATTATTAACTCGTTCTTAGAATAAGTTAGCGATTGTAACTTTTCTGTAGTACTTGTTAACGTCAGCAGTAAGTGCTCCAAGACCTTGGCTAGATACGTCACCTTGTGCGAATGGGTTAGCAACCATTCCGTAACGTGTCTTGAATCCAATTTTTGGTTGGAAGCTGTTCTCACCAACCGCACGAACCATTTGTAAAGGTACGTATGGGCAGTAGAATAAACCTGCATCAAATGCAGATGAACCCTTATAACCAACTACTAAGTAGTTAGCGCCTGCGAATGGGTCAACATATACTCTGAAACGTCCGTTAAGAACACCAGCAAAAGTATTGCCTGTGTCATCAACTTCAAGAGAGTTAGAATTAAGAGCAGGTGTGTAATCTAGTACACCAGCCATTTGTAAAGCAGAGGCTACGTCAGAAGAACAAATAACAACGTTACCTTTTCCTCTTCTTGTTCCTTTAGCAATTGCGTTAGCTTCTTGCTCGATTTGGAACATTAAACCTTTGAACTTCTCAACAGACCATCTACCGTTTGCATCAACGTCAAGGTCAAAAGTACCTGGAGTTGCTGCACCAGCGGCACCAGCGACAGCAGTATCATAAATTGTTCTAACAACTTCACGGTTGATTTCTGTTAAGATTTCAGTTTGAAGAATGTTAGCTAATTCAGTTTCTGCGTCAAGGCCGTGTACGGCTTTCAGATCCTGAGCAAGCTCAGTTGTGTATTCTGCTTTTAAAGCACGAGTCTTAGCAGCAACAGTTACTTTCTCGATAGAGAATGCCATTTCTGCATAGTTAGTACCATTACCGTCGCCTAAGGCTTCAGCAGCTGCAGTAGTCATACCAGTACCAGTTGTGACAGCGCCACCAGGTAAAGTATTAGCATGAGTACCTGTACCAGCGAAGTCTGTATCAGCTTCGTTGTATAGTGCTTCAGCACCACCTTGTGAACCATATCTTGCACGCATTGCGAAGATAAGACCTGTAGGACCAGTCATAGGCTGAACACCACAGATATCGTATGCGATTAAGTTAGGAACAGCACGTCTCACTAATGAGATAAGGATTGGGTCATAACCTGCACCAGGACCTGCTGCAGCAGAACCACCTGTAAATCCGCCAGTTGTACCGACGTCATTAGTAGGTGCCTCAGACAGCAAAGATGTCATGTTAGCAGATAAGTCTCCAGTTTCCTGAAGTGCTCTTTCAGTGTTTTCCAATACAGTAGCTGTAACAGCTTTTCTGTGCTGGTCACTGATAGGTGAAAAAGATTCGTGCGCTAAAATTGGCTCCCACTTTTCCACTAGTCTTGTATAGTTATCCATTTTGGATCTCCTTTAATTAAAAATTTAATTTAAAAACCAAATATTAATTATTCTACTTCTTAGTGTTGAAAGCTTCAACTAAAGCGTTAATAGAAGTGTAATCAGAAGCTGGTTTAGTTACTTCCTGTTCTTCTAGAATAATTTCGTCATTTTCTTCTTGAACGTCATGTGATTCCACAATCGGCTTATCAGAGAAGAATGACTCCTTAATTACTTGAAGATTTTCTGCGTATGCATCAAGATCTTCAATATCAAGCTTTTCAGACAATACTTTCAATCTTTCTACCTGATTCTCAGATAAACCTTCTGAAAGTTCGTCAAATTTTTGTTCTGCTTTGAAAGATGAGATTTCTCTCTGAAGCTCGATGTTCTCATTAACGAGATCATTTGCTTTGCCTTCCAACTCAGAAACTTGTCCTTCTAAGTTTGCTACAACGTCAACTGATTCTTCATCAACTGATACGTTGTGCTCTACGAATAAGTTCTTAAGACCTGACATTAATGATTCTGCCATTTCAACCTTAATTCCAGATTCAATAGCAATTTCATTCTCAGACATCCACTCAGAAACAACATAGTCTAAATACTTATCAACGTTTGTAGTAATAGTTTCTAATTTCTCAGATACTGCTTCTTCCAACGCTTCGTCTAAAGACTTAGTTAATTCTTCACGAATTGTCTCAGTTCTTTTGTTTACTTCTTCGTTTAATGCGGCTTCAAATACAAGACTAATCTTGCCTTTGAACTCTTCCGATAAATCTTCGCCTTCGATGATTGACTCAATTGAAGATTCAACAACTACTTCTTCCACTGTTTCAACTTCAGCTTCAGCTTCTGTTTCTTCAGCAGTAGGAACAGGCTTGCCTGCATCAGCTTGGCCAGGAATTACTTTCTTACCATCAGCAGCGCCCTTAGGCTCGTCAGTAGTAGTCTTCTTCAGCTTGTCCTTTTTACCTTCACCACCCTCAGGTGCTACAGGCTCAGGTACTTCTGAGACTCCATCATCGGCAAC